TATATCTCAGCAGCAGTCGTGACATTATATATCTGTACTCTTGAGCCATTGACAATGCTAGTGATTGATACTGGCAGCGCAGCAGATGATATTGTTACACCAGTAGCAGCACCGCTGAATNCCGTTGTTGGTGTAGTTGATCCATTAATTAGAGACAGAGTTAGTTGACTTGCATTTGTTGAGTTGTAATGTACATCAACTGTATTACCAGATGTCGTAACATTATCATAGTTCAACGAAATATCACCAGTACCAGTGTACTCAATACGAATAGCTGACGTTGACGTATTGTTTGTCAGAGTAGAATTTTCAAGATTATCTAGGAGTCCCTGTAAAGCAAGCTCTGTAGCTCCATTTAGTGTGATAGCAGACGTTGCGCCGCTAGTTGAGTCAATTGTAACCCCATCCAGATCTACTCCTGATGGCAATGACGCACACCCTCGGAATGTAGAATTAGACAGCTCTGTCCCAGCGACTGAAGTGAACGTAACATTAGCGTTTGAGAAGATCGTACCCGAAACATCAACTGTCGAAGTCGCGTTTAAATCAAACTCAAGCTCCCACTCGTCAACACCACTTATCGCACTGTCTGTTATTGTGCAAGTGTCTGAAGCCCCAAGGTCTAACTTCAACCCTATCGTATTGGCGGCAACCCTGAATTGACGCTTATTTACTTCGTCGGCAACCTCAGGGAATTTCAAGTTTATCCCTGACGTATTGAAATAGGATACTGTGGTCCCGCCATCACCTATTGCTATGTTTTGAAACGACTTTATCTGACCTTCAATTTGTTCTTCGACAGACAGTACTTCAAAAGTGTCTGCTATGCTTTTAGCTGTAGCGAATGTCCCAGGATCGGCAGCAGACCCGCCGACAACAATAATGTCCTCAACAAGTCTGAAGTTTGACACTGCATATCTGACCTCTGTAGCTATTCTATATATCCCCACGAACCAGCCCATCTATGTCAGAGACATCGAACGTCCCTACTTCATGTATAAATCCAGTGTCTGTAGGGTCAATGAAGAACGGCATCGTGTTATATCCGTCCGGCACAGTATCTTGAGCGGCCACCAGCCAGACACGATAAGACGTACCTGCATTAGACCTAACCCCTATGAACATACCGCCGTTGCCTGATGCTGGGGCTTGTTCGGAATAAAGAAAGTCTGTTTTCAGGTGCCCAACTAGGTATTTATTTGTAGCATCCACGGAGGTGGCAGTTCTCGTTCCACCTGAAATGCTGCCGTTATATGATGCTGAGTCAGACCTACAAAATTCAGCCCCAGATCTCCCCTTTGGGCTGGCCCCTGTTTGTAGTTGTAGTTGATCGTATGCATAAACATGGGCGTCATCCCACGGAGTTCCTAGTGTTGCTGAATCGTCGACATAGCTGCCGCCATAGCTATACCCTCCACTCCCGGCCATAGGATTGATGACTGTGTATGGGTCGGCTCCTGCGTAGGCAGGGGAACTCCCAGCGTTAGGATTAATCGGAATGATATGGAAAGCGTAGTCGTCTGACGCAGAGGTTCTTACAGTGAATGCTGTAGTCAGAGTTGATCCAGTCGGATAGTATTGCCAGCCTGACATGGCTGTTATCCCGTTTGACCCGTTCTGATTTCGCTGCTTCAGGTGTATGGCGGGATGCTCAAAGAATGGCCCCCTGTTCGCATCTTGAGAGAATAAACACAGACTCAGCCTATCGTCACCTGCCGTAGTATATGTCGAGGATACTGGACTAGCAGACGTACCATTCTCGTTTATTATCGTCCCTTCTGGCGTGGTTGTGTCTGCATCTCTTATTACTACTGTAGTTGCTATATAGTCAGCAGAAGAGCCAGTCGTAATCGTAGGCATTGTCTCACTTGAACTAGCCGCGACCTTCCTGTATACAACGCTATCGTGTTGACTTGCTTGTTCTTCTGANATGTTTGTCCAGCCCGATATTGTCGGCCATGTAACAAAAAAATCCACACAGACATGGATATAGATAACATCGTTTGCTGCGTGTTCGGCAGTTGCAGCGGTAATTGCAGTGGCGGCAGTTACACCTGTTATCGCACTATCAACATGATATGGCATCTACTTAGCCTTCTCATAAGTAAACATAATAGTGTCTGGTCTATGAAACCCGTCCAACTCTTTATATATTATCTTAGCACTCAGCACCTTCCCCCCTCTAGCCACCTCTTTGGCTATCTCTCTTACAGTCTCAGCATCCACATCATTAGTGGTGATACCCGGCTCTCCCTGTATCCCTTGTTCACCCCTCTCCCCCTTAGGGCCAGCAGCTCCTGTGCTTCCATCTAAGCCCTTTTTACCATCCACCCCATCCTTAGGTACTAGTTGCTTAACCTCCTCCCACATGCGCTCAAACAAGGCTTGCCTTCTAGCCTCCTCTTCCTCCTCTAGCTTCTTCTGTAGCTTAGCTTCAGCTAGAGCACGAGCTTTCTCTTTAATACTCACTGTAGTTTCTTAACCTCATNNAAANTTAAGTCGGGATTAGNAGTAAGGGCACGTATCTGCTCCACTATATCTGGATTACTATTCAGTATTGAAGCAGCATTACCCAACTCGTCCACCTTCTTCTGCAAGATGTCTAACCTCTCCCCTTGCTCTCTCCTCTTCAACACCTCAGGTACCGTAATCCCCTCACTCTTAGCCTCTCTTATATCTTGCTCATCCGTTATAGCTGGGAAACTCCCAACTACAGTTACCCCCCTAAGCAGTCCCAACCTCTCAGCCTGCTGTAGGTAGAATGATACACGTTGATTAGGTGAAAGATCTTTCAGTACTGGATCATTCTCAGCAAATGTGGCTATATTAGTCACTGCGCTATTCACTCTGTCTATCGTTGCCGAGTTACGAGAGTCAAACCCCCTTACTAAGTTTACTACTGGAACATGAGTCCCTATAGCACCAGTGATCTTAACCTCCTCCCCTATCGACAAAGGAGAACTTTCCAGTATTAGCATCAAGAGACACCCCACCAGTCCCACTCAATCTACGAACATCACTAATCAGCCCACTAGTACTAAGTAGTGCTTTCTCCTCTGCTATCAGAGCCTGCTCCCCTAGCTGCCTCTTAGTAATCTCTGTCCCTTGGTTGAGGAAGTCTATGAAATTAGGGTCATTGATCATTGAGGTGGCATTCTTCATGTTCTGCTCAGCCTCTTCACCACCAGCCCTATTAGCGAAGATCAACACCTCAGTGAGAGCGGCCTGCCCTTGTGGTATATTCTCCCCCTCCCAATCTCTCTTCTTTATTGCATCCCTCCATGCTGTATATGTGGCTGCTGACACTTGTGTAGCCCTACCTCCAACATCTCCTAATGACAATTGCCCAGAGTTAAAGAGGGCTAAGTCATTGGCCAAGTCAAGTACCTGAGCTGCCTTAGCTTGTGGTGTGGTGAGAGAGGTTAGTGCTGATGAGAGTTGTGCCCTTACTGGCTCTAGGGCAGCAGGGTTAGTCACAGCTATCTCATTCACAAACCGAGTAGTGAGTGACTCCCCTACAGCCTCTCTAATTAGAGATACTAGCGACAGAGAGTCAGCATGGGTGAGCTTCATCCTACTGTCTAGTACTTCTATCATCTTAGTTGTGCTTCTCAACTCTAACTCGGATGCATTGGTTAGCATCTCCCCCCAGCTTCTAAACTGAGCAGTTGTTGCAGCCCTAGCTGCTTGTATTTGTGCTCTTAAGTCAGAGTCTGAACCATACACTGCCAGTGCCTGATCATATCTCTGGTTTGCCTGAAGCTCCCACGTATCTATTACTGTCCCTGCACTCTCCATGATTTGATTTAGTTGCTCTGTATCTGGATTACCAGATCTGAATGCTAAGTCTGCCTCACGGAGTAGCATTGGGACTACTGCCTGAACTTGGGCCACTACACCAGTACCAATACTCCCCAACTCTGAAGATACAGCAGCAGCATTGTCTATACCACGGCTAGACTCAGCAGCCTTCTGTTGTGCTTCGGACAGTGCAGCTAATCCATCTACTCTAATGATCTTATTGGATAGCTCAACCCTACCCTCTACATCTGTGGGGATACCACTATCACCTTGTATAGCAAAGATTACATCATTATCAGCAGCACTAATAATCCTATTAGCATCTGTCAATCTTGGATCTTCTGCTGGATCTTCCCCCTCTGCATCACTGATGGCTGACAGTGCTGATGAGACTGGTGAAGAGTTCAGCAGATCACTCACCGTCTGACCTACTGAGAGTTTATCTGATTCAGATAGATCTAATGAGTTTATGTCCTCTCTTAGGGCTAGGGCTGCTTGTACTTTAGACATACCCTGCTCCCTCCTAAGGAAGTGGGTATCAGCCAACCGACTAGAGATAGCATTCCTCTCTTCAGTGGCTTGATCTATAAACCCCTGAGCATCTACCAACCCTTCCAACTCATTACTAGCCCTAATCCTACTTGCTATCCCCACTCCCAACTCAGCAAAGCTCACTACATCCCCAAGTTCAGAGGAAGATGGAGTTACATTGATAGGGGCTGTAGCTCTCCTCTTTGCATCTTGTGCAAGTGGGGCTAACTCTCTAGTAAATGTTGTCTTATCTGCCATCTCTTCCTCTCTTGTTTCTTTCTATCTCTACAGCATTAGGTTGAGTTAGCTTACCACCCTCTAGTGCATTAAGTATGTTCCTTTCTACCATTCCTTGTATAGTCGGATCAGCAGACTCTATCTTAATAGCCTCATTAACAATAGCTATATGGAGCGATGGGTCACGCTCTCTATAATTACTGGATAATACGTTCAAGTGTTCTAAAATTTTTCTATCTTTTGTGGATTGCCACTCCTTATGCAGCTTAGTGAACATAGCTGCACCCTCCTTAATCATCTCTCTCCTGTCTTTAGCTGTATCAAATAACAACCCTCCACGATGATACACAGCAGGAGGTAAACCTATAGCCATAGCAGCAATAGACTTAGAATTAATCTTAGCAAAGTCCTTGCCTTTCCTATCTACTAGCATCCCTGTCTGTATGGCATGTAACGCCTTAGTAGCCATGCTGAGAGAGCTTACACTAGATGATAGCATAGCTATCCCTACTTCTGATACAGACTCTAAGGAGGGGTTGGTGAATACTCCGTATGCACCTGCTGCTATAGTGGCTGCATCCCAACCTGTACTTACAGACCTAGGCCCAGCACCCAGTATATTGACAAGATTGAGATCTCTGATGTTGTGATAGAAATCTGTAGCGTAGTTTCCTAACCCTGCTCTAGCAGAGAAGTCTACATCCAACTCCCCATCTGTAGCTGCAAACAATATCCCATCAATGATTCCATTCTCAAAGAACTTATACGCCTGTCCGGGTGTATCAAACCCTAGTGCCTTATCAACACCAGCTAAAGAGCTATTAGGAGATTCAAACATAATCTCNGTCATAGTATCTACAATAGGGATACCGGCTGTACCNTACATAGCTATATATGCCGCCCACATCCGCTGCTTCTCAGCCACAGTGAAGGCTGTACTCCCACCAAACCCTTTCTGTGGGAACATAGCATTGATGGCCCTGAATGGATACGACCAGTACTGTGACATTACTGAGAATACTCCAGCTAATCCCCCCTTCCCCTTGAAAGCGAGCTGTATATCAGATGCTGTCATCCCAAATGTAAGCCGCTTACTCTCATTCTGAATAAACCCCCTACCCTTATTGGATGTAGCTGGCAGGTTATTAGGATTAACGCCATCTATATTATTAATCCATTTTCTTCTGGCTGTACTGTACGCTGTGAGTCGTGGTATCATCTCTCCCTGTTCAAAGAACATTCTACCAGACTGCCTAATCCTACTCAGGAAGGAATTAGCGAAGTGACTACCGCTATACCCATCAATGTAGTGTAGGTTTCTTCCGAAGTGCCCCAACCCTAGATTCTTAAACTCATCTATCTGCTCTAGGAAGTCTCCCATCTCATCAAACCCTACCGCCTTAGCCTTAAGAGGATCACTCTTAATAACCTTAGCTATGTGATCTCTAGCAGCATCACTAGCCAGTGCCATACGCATGAAGGGTACTTGGCTTAAACTCTTAAGCCCATTCTTACCTGATACAGCAGCTATGATAGGTGCCTGTGATGCCTGTAGGATTAGTGCTGGTACACTGAACAGCCCTAACCCCATATCAAAGAACACCCCCTTAGCCTTCCCCACGGGGTCTTGAGAGAGAGCTTTTGATAGTGCTAGTTGTGCCCTTGGTCTATCTATAATCCCCCACTGTGGCACTCTGAGGGCTGTGAAGCCACCTAGCCCCTCATTGAAGGCTTGATCAATTAAGTTATCTGCCCTCTCAGCCCATAATTTCTCTGCTTGTGATCTATGTCTAAGGATAGACTTAGCCCACTCCTTGGTGTGCCTCGATAGCTACACCTAACCTACCATTACCAGCAATAGCCTTACTATCTATCCTTCTTGGGTCAAGCATATTCATGATGCTTGTACGGGCCTGAGGTTCCATATAACGGCCAAACTTCTGAGACATACCCATCATCAGAGTCTCTTTGAATCCGTCCAGAGAGGCCACACGCATAGAGTTATCAACACTACTGGTGAGTGCTGCCATAGGGTCTAGTATATCCGAGATACCACCATCCACATGCTGTAGTGGCATACCCCTAGCCCCTGCTGATACGTCCGATAGATCTACATCTATTACATCAGATAACTCTACCTTCCCACCATCAGGGACAGCAGAGAATGGAGTGTTGAGATCCATCCCCAGATCATCAACCATCTTCTTGAATGTAGATGTACTCTCAAATCCCAACCCATCAAAGAACTCATCAGCTAGTCCCTTACTAACCTCCCCATTAGCAACTCGTAGCATTAACAGCCTACCAGCATTCAAGTCTTCCACCTTCTTGCTAAGCTGTCTTAGTGTGGTCCCACCAAAGAATGCTTTATCCCTCAACCTAACCTTAGTTCCATCAGGATATTCTGTAATCCTATGCTGCTTAATAGTACCGGCTATGTTATACTTCCTTCTACCACCAGCTACATAGTTGATCTGCTTTGGATTCAGTGCATCTACAGTGAGGTCTTTTGTATTGACCAGAGCATACTTAACAGGGACTCCAGTATCTTTAGCAATCTTCATTGCTTCTCTGCCATCAATCTCTATTAGAGTCTTCCTACCCTCCTTAATGGCATCCTCCACTTCATCCGCTGAAATCCTCTTAGTTATGGTGCGTGTGTGTATATCGTACACATGCCTATTCATAACCCCTTTAGCAGCAGTTCCTGGGACTACCTTGCCATTGAACATCTCTTCGCCATTGAATCTCTTAATGGTAAGCGAAGACATCCCCCTCCTACGTGCCCCATCCCACTCTACCTTATTGAGGAGGTCGTAGCTGAGGTCTGAGAGTGTTCTATACCCTCTATATGCTGCTACTTCTTTCCCTGTTATCACTCTACCAGTAAGATCAAACCATTTACTAGCCAGTGCTGCACCATCATACCATCTCTCATTATCCAGAGATGCAGAGAGGAGTCGATTGAAATCTTTTAGTTGCTTCCTCTTCAATCTCCCAATAGAGTTCTTATATATCAACCCTGCTGACGCTTCTAGCTGATCAGCAGCACCCTCAGCCTGTCTCCCTACTGAGATTAGTGTTGGGTCTATGATGCTATCAATATTACTGATGGCTTTAGCCACTGATGATACAGGGACAGCTTCAGCGAAGGCTACAGGGAATAACCCCTCATCTAATTCTGATGTTACACGCACAAAGAAGCCATCATCTGTGAATAGCGTCTGAGCATCTATCCCCATATCCTTAATGTACTTCTGTGCTCCCTTAACACTCCTAAATCCCTTACCAGCAGAAGTTCCTATCCAAATTTCAGTCAATCCATCATCATTAGACATGATAATATTACGAATACGCTGCCTGTTGTCCCCTAGTCCCCACCTTTCCAGCACTTTATCCTTAATACTGGACCCTGAGACTACTTCTGGGGCTACAGGTGCTGTGAATTGCTGTAAAACACGGTCAGCTTCATCATCATTAGCCTTTATCACCCGTTCTACGGTGGCTGAGAGGCTCAATTGCTGGTATGGGGAGGAAGTAATGACTGATTCAGCCACTTCTTCGTTACTTACAGCTATCTTCTTACTAACATTACCAATATCAGCAGCAACTGCTGGCTTATTTAGCTCTCTACTGAGCTTAAAGAAGGTGGAAGTGCTATCAAACAGACTCTTAGCTCCTCTCAAGAACTTAACACCGCCCACAGCAGCGAACACAGCCTCTAATCCAAGGAGTGATAGGGCTAACGCCCTACCCTCTTCACTGATCTGAGAGGCATCCATCAGTTCTAAGATGTAATCTGGATTGTTTCCAATTATTTCTGACTGCTTGAAGAACTCTTTCTTCTGATCTAGCAGTGCTGGCAGTAATTCTACTGGTGCATTCTCTAAATCTGCTAGTACCGATTGGGCCTCTCCCACCCAGTCCAATGTCCCTAGTCCAGCAGTCCTATTAAGGAAGTCTCCTAGTGTAAGAGTTACTACTGCATCCCAACCAAAGTCGAAATCATCCTCAGCTTCAGCTTGCATCTGTGCCATGAAGTTAGAAGTGATTAGAGCTTTCTGTGATCGCTCTCTAGCCCTGAGGAGAGCATTGTCTTCAGTCCCATCTAATGGTGAGACAGCATCTATTGCCCTCTTCTCCATTGCTGTGGGGTCCATCCCTACTTGCTGTATGTCAGCTATCAGGGANAAGAGAGAGGATGCATCTACTTCAGGATCAGAAGAGGCAGTATTAGCNGTAGCTATAGCAGCNTCTTGTCTAACTCTGAGATCAGTAGCTTGNACTTCTTGCCTTGCGGCAGGGAGTCCACCATTTGTTACTAGCATCTCCAGTAGTTTCTTAGAGGCGGAGTAGTCTTCGCCGAGCTTCTCATTACCAAGAGCAGCTTGGTTAATAATCTCTCCCTGTCTCCCTGCTGGTAGCTTGTTCTCTGGCAGAGTATCAGGAGGGATGGCCTCTACTTGTGGAGACTCCTCTTCTCTCGGTATAGCTGTCTATTTATCTAGCTCTGTAGCTGCGAATAGGGCTAACTTAGAAAGTCTAGTTAGATCCTGAGAGTTTCCAGCAGCCCTCGTAGCCCTAACAGAGTGCTTGAATGCTGAACGATTAAACCCTTCCACTTGATCTAGGAAGGATATATTACTCAGACCTTGTTGCTCTATACTGGATACCGCCCCCTCAGCAAACGAGCTTTCACCTGCGCCCTGATTAGCGCTTTGTTGTAGTGACCTTAGCTCTTGGCCTTTTTGAGCAGCCCTAGCTTGCTCTATGGATGCACGCCTNCTCTCCAGTCTCCTAGCATTCTCTTTGCGCCTTATTAGCTCTCCTACTCTCCTTCCTAGACTTCCTACCTTCAATGATAGAAGCCGCCCTACCTACTGCTGATATTGCTAATAGTGCTGGTACAGCCATTATATCACCTGCTCAAAGATACAGTACTTATCACTCTCACCTACCAGTACAAAGCCTAGCATACTAATGAACTTCCTCACCTTATCCCTATTGGGGGAGGCGACTCTTAATCTATCTAATCCCTCATCCCTAGCCAACTCTTTCATCCCCTCGAGTGTCACTAGCATCTGCTTATATACCCCATGTGTCCACTTGAACACATCGACATGTAGATATATATCACCTTGGGCCACCTCCCATGACACCTTGTAATCCACTACACCCTCCCAGTCATACTAAACTCTACAGAGTATCCATACAGTTGTAAGTCTTTCCCCTCTTCTGTCTCAAACCTGAATGATACAGAAGTGCCACTCCCCATGACTTTATTCTTAGTCTCTATAATCAACTCTCCAGTATCATAGGGATCAGAAGTATCTGTTGGCATATATACTCTATTGTATCTGTATGCTTGCTGCTTAGGGGACCACCTACCACCAGCATTAGAATCACTCCAATCCCACTTAGCTTGGAANAGNCAGGACGATTGATTGGTTGGAGTGTAGTCAGAATCAAACCCGTCCTCAGTCCTTCTAAGTTGTATGACAGCATAGGTTGCACTCTTCTTATTACCAGAGCTACCTAGTGTCTCATACCCCGTCTCTAGGAAGCCTGTAGGTATATCGTTCTCAAAGTCCTTGAAGTCTTCCCCTTCTAAACTCCCCACTGCATAGTTCTCTGAGTTATCCCTTACGATGTATCTCTTTATCTCAGCACTAGTAGACAAGTCAAGTGTAAAGTTACCCGCCAACTTCCAGCTAGAGGAGACAGCATACTCCTGCGGATACCATGCCCCTACTTTAATATCATAGATCAATTCAGCATCAAAGACATTAGTATCTGTGACACTAGATAGGGAGTAGAGCCATCCTAGCTGCTGCTTATTCTTATCATAGCTCCCTACTGCATCCTTCTTTGATGTATCAGGGATAGAGAGATAGAAGTTCCTGATAGTATCATCAGTAAAATTCTCTGATAGGACATTGCCAAACTCATCAGTGAAGATCCTCTCTATGCCGCTATCAGTCCAGTAGAATAAACTACCCCTACCTTCCACTATGCTCTGAGGATTGATACACCCCGGAGCCTCGTTGATTCTATCTACACTGAAAGAAGTAGCAGTAAAGCCACTATCATTTCCACGTATGAACCACACGCCATTGCGTGCAAATACCATGATACCTTTTCCATACCGGAGAAGTGCATTGACATCATCAGAATCCTCTATCTTAACAGTGCCACCATCAGTATCTAGTAGCTCATTGAAGTTCTCAGAAGTAGGGTCATTAGCCTGATAGCATTTACCTAGATTTCCACTCCCTTCGATAAGCTGGCTGAAGTATACAGTGGAAGCTAGGCCATAGAACACCCTACCAAATCCAGTCCCTACGCATGTAGGTCTATCGTCTGTTGTTTCTACTGCTATCGCCATTAGAAGATCACCACTGGAGGGAGGCCGGATGGGAAGATTGTACCTGTACCAGCATCACCGCCTGAGTTATCCTTAGCCAAACGCTTGGCTTCCCTATCAATATTGAATGCATCAAATATAAAGTGGCCCTTAGGGGCTGGAGAATTACCTAAACTCTTATCCCTTAGAGTATTAGAGTCGAACCTACCATCACCAGAAGTATCATCCTTAGTCCCCAAATACACTATATCAGCATTGCTAGGGTATAGCGTAGTATCATTCTTGAACTGTATCTCTGGCTCTACATATGCAGCAGTTCCACCGTGTATCCTCTTCTCTGCATACCACCCTTGGTTATACAAGTTGTATTCATGTGATTCAGACAGAACTGATGGCCTCTCATCTGTCCTTAAGGAGTCATCAATACCTACGAGATCTCTGATCTTCAAGTCAACTGTCTCACTTGAGATGGTATCAGTAGAGGGATCATAAATGATTCTGAATGTGTTGATATACCTGCTCACCACAATCAAGTCACCTTTAGCATTAGCGAACTGTACCCTCTCACCCTTCAACTGCGCTGTAGTAGCTGCTGCTGATTGGTAGTCGGTAAGGTCGAAGGAGAAGTTCTTCTGGTTTGCAGCAGGGTCTACCACTGCAATATCTAGGAAGGTGAGGAACCCACCAGACTGGGTGACTAGGAAAGATATATCCTCATCCCCTGCTACATTCTTCCACTCAAAAGTAATAACAGCCTTATCTGTAAGATCAAGCTCCCCACTACCTACGAGTGTGGTCCCCTCCTGCTTAAGGCCAGCCCTCCTAACTCTCCTCCCACCAGTAGAGTCTACAGTAAAATTAACCTCATCTACTGTATACTCCTCAGGGAAGGCAAGGGGTGATGCTTCAGTATTCAGCCCCTTGATAGAAGAGAGGTACCTCTTAGCTCCTCTTGCTCTTGCCATGCTCTTTACCTACGAGATAGGATTGTGCTGCTGCCTTCATAGCCCTGATAGATGTCCACCTTCCAGAGAGTTCCTTCGGTAGCTGTCCTCCCGGAACCATAGCGAATTCCATAAGGGCACTCCCCTCAATAGGCTTCCACCCAATAACCTTCCCATTACCCTGTATCCACCAACTCTCTAACCACTGCTTCAGTCATCATCTCCTCCCATAGGATCGTGATCGTTTAGATGTAGATCCAATTGTTTTATGGTTCAGTCTTGCTCTTATTAGTCCAGCCCTACCCTTAGTCACATCCCTCACTAGTGCTTCCTGCCTTAGATATTCACTAGCAGCAGCCTTAACATTATGGAGATATGTAATCTGTAAGCTCTCAGGGAGATCTATCACCCAACTGTCCTCCCTTACAAACTCNCTACTTGTACTCCCTATCACCTGACTCTTATGTGATTGTAATGTCATCTCTACCGCTGAGTCATAGCTATCGAACACTAGNAGCTCTCCATCAAAAGATGTACACTGCTGNGGTGCNCTGTTGGTATATATATTAAACTTAACACCAGAAGCATCNGTTATGATAGTGGTGTTATCTACTAGATCGCTCACTCCATTCAGTAGATTCATGAAGTCTTGATTGCTAATATATGGGATGGGGTCATACTTAAGAGTTGCAGTAGATGTACTCTGCACTGCATTATAAAATATCAAAGAGTCCTGTATCTTTCTAACCCGCTCGGGGATACGAAGATAGTTAGGTCTATCTGAATCTCCTAATGCTTCTAGCTGTAGAATCTCTTCTCTGAATTGCCACTCAGGAATATCATCCAGCATCTCATTGTATACATCACGAGCTATATCAGCAGCCTGACCACCTTCCAGTGTATCATCAATACTATCGACAAAGAACCCATCAGTAGCAGCGAGGTAAGACCTGACAACTTCTAGTAATGTATATCTCATTTGTACCCCTTAATGAAGGGGGGATCTCTCCCCCCATCAAGGTTATGCTACATCAGCACCTTGTGCCATATAGCCAATTACCAGCCTACCTTCTCCAGCAGTGAATGTGCCTGTGGTAGTCACAGTCGGCACACCAGCCGAAGTTCCGATAGTCTTACCGATCAATGCTCCACCACCTACGTGGACAGAGTTGGCAGTCAGTGCAGCAGTCAGAATAGCTCCATGAAAACCATCAGCATCAATAACAGTGCCAGCTTTAACATCAGCACCGGTGGTTAGGTTCGTTCCGCCTACAAAAGCTGTAGTGACAAACAGATCTGCTGATACAATCTTGGCATTAGCCGGGATTGCTTTGAGCATATCGTTGCCACTATCTGCATCTGGCAAGTCATCATATGAGAAGACAACTTCTACATATGTAAGAGGGCCATCACCAGCAACTGTAGCGCCGAACTTTCCATCGGGAGCAGTAGGACCGAAAAAGGTTTGACGGCCATTAACACTTTCTAAAGTAGCCATAGTATCCTCCTATTAGTCCGTGAGTAGAATGAAAAAGAGACTCAGGGGCGTTGCAGCCCCCAGCCATGACGTTCCGTGACAGACCACTCATCCCGCTTCTTATTCGGGTTACGAATAAACTCAGGAGAGGGGGTTTGTCGCATAACACCCATCATNGCCATACCGTCTTCATCGCCAACATACATAGCGATATTAGCTACACCATTCGTAATCGTCTGGTTGGCACCAGCACGGTCAGGAAGGTTCGCTTCACTAGCAATAGCAGGAAGAAGGTTTGAAGTCCAAATGTCGAATCCATAAATGTTCCTGACAAAACGATTATCCCTAGCAAAGCCAGTCTCTACAATTCCTTGGAATGCAGGGTTACTGTCAAGCGCTACGAGATTTGCAATCGAGTTCAGCGTATACTCTACAGTCGGGTCGATGATAAGAATACGACCGTTCTGTGGTACATTAGCTTTATCGAAAGAGAGTTTCATCTTAGCCAGATCTTGCAATGCAAACGTACCACTCACAGCAGCCATACGATGTGGCTGACTATTAATGTTATTAGCATTAGAAACAGTCTGAGAGGAGTTGGCCGTAGAAAACAGACCAGACTGGAGGTCTACTTGCAACCGTTTTGCTGACAGAGCAATACGCTCTGAGAACAGACGATCAGATTTCCAGCTATCTTGTTTGATCTTATCCGTCATATAGAATGCATCCTGATTGTAATCAGAAACAGTCAAAGTCAGACGGCTAGTATCAATTTGTGTGTAGTCTACGTCGGTGTTTTCTGAGTATACTTTCCACAGAATATCACCAATCTGGTCGATATGGAGGGTGTCACCATCAGGAAAATCAGAAGTATAATCTCGGAACAGCGTCTGATTTACAATAAAATCAGTATAGCTAGCCAAAATTGTATCTGAATAAATCTGCTGGCGTACTAGATTGGTAGTGTTACCAGTATCTTGTGCCATTGTTTATTACCTGTTCATGTCACTCCACTTGAGTTGCAACTCTTGCTGCTTATCCTTGTCAGAATACTCAGCCACTCGTCGTTGGAACTCAGCCATCCTTGCCTTACCAGACAGGAGGTGTAGTGGAGTAGGTTGTTCTTGGTTGTTGTTGCTCTTAGAACGAGAGAATGAAGAAGTATCAGGGGAGCCTGCCTGTTTCTTATCACCAAGCCCTAGCTCTTTCAATAGAACTTTACTCAGCGCCGGGTCCGAAGCCATTCGCATCGCTGTATCCAGTGGCAGAACCTTACTGATCTCCTCGTCAACACTGTCTTTTCCGAAAGCCTCTAATAGTTTTGCTTGAGTAGCTGCGAAAGTTTCTGTTCGTATCCTCTCCGCCTCAGCAGNCTCTTGTGCTTCCTTCTCTTCTTGTGCCTCCGTCTTCATAGCAGTTCGCAGTTTATTCAACAACGCTTCCTCATCAAGCTGGGTGGTCTTCCCACTATCGTCTGGAGTCTGTTGTCGTTTGAGAGCCTCTAATACCTCATCGAGCTTACTGCCTTGGGTGGCCTTCGCCTCAGCATCCGCCAGTTGCTGCTCCATCTGAGATTTCTCGGCCTTCAGGGTTTCAATAAATTCATCCTGACTAGAAATCTTAGTAGCAGCCGATTCAGCATCATAGTCTCTATCGCCGACCTTAAAAGTAATGGTCTTACTCTGGTCGTCATCTCCGTCTTTCGGAGTAAAAGTTGCGTCTGTCATATCCCTCTCCTATTTAAAGATCTTCAGCACTTCTCGTATCTGTGCTCGTTTAGCTAAGTTTTGTAGCAGCCTCGCCTTCACCTCGAATTCTGTGATCACCTCCTTCTCATCCTCTTCTATCATCTTATCGACTTTATCTTCAAGCCAATCGACAATAGCATCCACCACTTCCACTTCTTCCTTCCATACTAAATACTGTGACATCACCTTCTTCCTACGAGAGACTGGCAACTTTGTTATGAAAGCTGGCATCTTACTGTCCATTAGCTATCTCTCTTTCCAGCGACAACTCTGCTACTGATGGCTCATCTACACTACCAGCAACCTCCTGTTCAGCAGCGTTAGCCAGTTGCTGTGCCTCAGCCCCCTCCACTATCTGAGCAAACTCTTTAAAGAAGGAGGAGTCCTCTATCTCTAATAGCTCTCTTAGCAATTCTGCTGCCCCCTTTCCTGAGATGTGTGGTGATGCTATCTGCATAAGAGGGGTAGATGATAACTGTGCCAGTGTAGATACTATCTGATTTTTACGAGCAAACCTCTTAGCCCCTACTGGTATGAATGTCCCCTTACTCTTTAGTGCTGCTGGGTCTACTGAGATGAATGGAATGATACCGTTCTCTTTCCCACCCGGCACTAGTACTTGTGAATCTAAATTCTTACTCGCCAGTTCTAGCTCTGCTCCCAATACTTTCTCTAAGACTTCAGTCTCAAAGTCCTCAGCCTTATCAATGAATCCCCTCATAGCCCCCTCTATAAGTTGAGCCACTTCACCGAAGGTCTTCTCTCCTGCTGACCTAAACCCTACTAGGTCTGTAGGGAGTCGTGCTGCTTTCCTGGCCTGCTCTGTCAACCTATCAATATGAAGATCAGCATTAAGGAAAGTAGTATCAGGGCGAATCTCCCTAACCCCCCCTCCTTCTGGTGCGAGGTATCTAGTCTGTCCTGTCTCTGCATCATAGATCTCCTCTACATCCCCAATCGTTTCTAGGTCAGGGAGGATGAGCTTATCTAGTCCAGTACTCTTGGCATTCTCTCTATGATCTATCTGATAGTTCAGCCCTATGATATTCTCAAGAGGCCCCATCCCCCACAAGTTCTCAGGTCGCTGTTCCCATACACCTTGATAGATGTGAGGCTTGCCATCAAGTGTCCCTACCTCTCCCTCGAACAGCACACTGTCCCCATCCGCTGTTACTATGATTGAATCCTCTGACAGTACATCAGCATCAGCATCATAGAGATCCCCATAGAACCACAACACCTCCACTGTGCCACTTTGCAAGTACTGCTCCCTACTTCCAAACCCCTGAGGAACATACTGCTCATCCTTATCAGTACCGCTTGAGGTAGATGTAGGGGCAGTTATCCTTGCATTAGTTCTAGCCGTTCTCACCTTAGCTACAGCCTCTTCATCCCACCCTAACCTATCAGCCTTCTTAAGGAACTCCCCTATGCTAAGCTCCTCCCTAATGATCTTAGGGGCTTGATCGAAAGTTGGTGAAGTAGGATTAAATACTATATCCCAAGGGGACAGCCTGACCAGCTTAGGGCCAGAGTATCCAATCTTATCTGCTGCTTCAAATACCACCATGACGAAGCAGTTCCCCTTATCAATCAGATCATGGATAAGAAGGGAGATCGCTCTGTTAGCTCCATTCAGCTTGTGCCTATTCTTAATGTAGGCTTCCAGAGCAACCTTATTCTCTATCTTAGCAGCCTCTCTCGTATCAGGATCGAAGATAAACCAATCCTTATGTGGAGTTACGATCCCCTTGATCAGAGCATGTAGGTCTTGGCTCAGTTCCATAGTAAGAGGGATATGAGTTGTATGGTCAAACCCGGCTATATTATTAGGTAGAGAAGTAGTATCTGTAGCATACTTATATGCTTCTATCTCTTTCCACATCTTCTCTACTGAGCTACGATTACTCTTCCACTCATACCACTTCTGCGCTATGTACGCAGCCTTGAAGGGTGTGATAATAGTCTCTGTTTCACCAGCCATTAACCAGCTCTCCTCATCCGTCTACTCCCACCGAACCGGCTACGAGAGTCCACCACGTTCCCTATTACCCTTCTCTTTATCCCTGTACCCCTAGATAGCTTACTCTTATGCTCAGCTATGCAGAGTGCTAAGGCATCTTTGAGATCGTCATGAGGAGGTCTATTCATTATCAACTCCTCCTCTAAGAACTTAATGATACCAGCCTTAGGATGTAAGATAGTTTTATTCTTATATCTAGGGCGTAGTACCTGCTCTATCCTTTCGTGCTTCTTCCCCTCATGGGAGACATGGGCTTTGCCATGTACTATCAGATTACTACCAGACATCCTGATCTGATCCTCTACATACTTCTTGACGAGTAGGCCACCATTATTAGTCTCTATGGTAATCTCTCTAAAACCCCAGAACTCATGTAGTTCATAGATCCTATCATAGTAGACTTGGTAATCCCCTGTCTGAAATCTCTCTAATTGGAGGATGTAGATGTATTGGTCTGGATCAACTCCAATGACCGCGAGAGCCGTAAAATCTCTCGACTTAGCTTGTCTCGACCCTCCATCTGTAAACGCAAGGTCTGCCGCTGCAAATACTCTGAGGGGGGATTGTTTGAAATACCATTGTCCATTATCCTGCTTAATATACTTGATATCATAGTAGACGAAATCCTCTCGGTTCAGCCTGTTAAGAGAACTATCATTAGGATCATTATAATACTGGGAATAAAAGCCAGTAATGTCACCGTCAATGCTAAGGTCAGCTTTCTTAATAGATAGTTCTTCTTCGTCAAAACCATACCATTCCCCGTTTGTCATTTGTAATCGGGGCCAGAGGAAATTTCCGTCTCCTGTTCTCTTTAGTGAGTCTTCAACAACACGTTGAAATACAGACCACCGAGGTCTATCTTCCATCTCTCCATCTTCATTCCTAACTCTATAGAAGAGTTTACACATGGAATCGTAGAGATCATTCTCCCCGTATCTGGTTCCTACAGCATAAAACCTACTACCTGTTGTAGAGATCTTGGCAAAGTTTTTATAACAATTTATCACATCTCTTCTGTCAGCTTCTGAATAGAAGTTCTCATCAGTAACGAGATCATCAAAGATAGTTACATCCGAATGCATCCCTGTGTTTCCACTCTTAACTGTACTAGCTCTCACTGTTGGATCACGAACAGCTCTATCGTACCTATCATGGTGATCCACTTCAATCAGACTCCCTTGCCATTTCCCTATTGGCTTATGCTTATCCACTCCCCTCTCTGACTCATAGTTGAGCATATCTGGGAACAGCATACGATACTGTGGTGTTCTTAGTACATGTTTAATCGTACCCATCTGAGCTAAGATTAGGTCCTTATTAGCTGAGATGTAGTTGATCGTAATCCACGGCTCTAGTGTAATTAGCCATGTTGCCAGCACTGCCATACAATGACTCTTCTGGTGGTCTCTAGGTATCAGCCCTAGCTTACACCTACCCTCTCCATACTGTAGGAAGTTGAAGAAGTCTATATGAACATCACCATAGTATCTGTCTGGATGCATCACTTCAGCGAAAGTAGCGAGAGAGTCTAGGCATGAGTCCCTCAGTTTTGCCACTTCTACATCTACTTTACTCATCTGGGTGATGCCTAGCTTCCATGATACGAAGGTCTGTTAACCTGTCTGTGAACTTCTCTAGTGCTGTTGTGTTCTGATCTAGAGACTTCTTAATAGGTCCAAGGTGTAGAGCTATCTGCTTATCTGTCTCTTCTTTGGTATATGTATTATTCAGTTTAGCCCATACCCAAACAAATATTGGTGCAAAGATCACACCCCACCATTTCATAGCTACAGTAGCAATCCCTACTTCTGGTGCTGGCATTATGCCTTCCTAATTGGTGAAACATTATTAAGGATCTTAGATCTAGGGTCTACCACCTTCTTCCTAGTCCTAGCCTTATGAGTTGTGATAGACTTATTAGCCTCGTTCTTCAACTCTTTGATGGCGGCTACATTCCCCTTCCGTGCTTCCTTGTGCAGCATATCCATTGCCTCTGCCTTCTTCAGCGCCTGCAAGTCCTGACGCCACACTTCCAACCCCTCAAACCCAGGAACCTTCTCATCACCTAGTAAGAACCACGGACACTTGAGAAGTGTTCTCCAGTGTGGCATACTCCCTACCAGCTTGAGTGCCGCCTCTTCTTCTGTACGGCTATTAATATATATCTCATATGCTGATGGCAACCCTTTCTTCCCCTCATAGCATAATGAGTAGAGTGGCTCATATCCCTTCTGTAGTCTTGTCCAGTCGATGGCCTCAAGGAATAGGGTTCGTGTCCTCTTCCTTCCTCGGGTGTCTTTCAGTATATCTTTATGTACATCCCCCTTCTCTCTCCCCTTGAAGTTGAACCCTACATATCTCTCATAGTCGAAATTATCCAAAAGCCAAATACCTCACTGTTGCTGGTGTAGTATATGTGGTAATGTTCATGGTGAATCCATCAGCTTGGTATAGAGATATATCCCCCTCTACTAGGACTAAGGCTGCTGGACTGACCAGCCTAATAGCCTTAGCTGACACTTGACCCTCCCACCCTGTCGTATCTGTGGCTTCTGAGATACACTGCCCCACCTTAGCTGAACTTACAAAGCTCTGGCATACGATAGCTTGTGTAGCCGACACCACTGCACTGAACAGTATTAGATTAGTAGGGACAAACCCTACACCAGTTACTGCTATAGCTCCAGCCCCTGTGACATTGAAAGTACCAGCTACTGGTGTCTCTGGTGATACTCCATCTGCCCCAGCCGCACCTGTAGCTCCCGTAGCACCAGTATCTCCAGTAGCACCCTTCACTCCAGTAGCCCCATCTATAATCCTTACTGGTTCCCCTGCTGTGGTGGGGGCGGGGAGGTTTAGGAGGGAGTAGCCGTTGAGGTCTAAGTCAGACTCTAGTGTATTGGTTCCCGTCCCTAGCCTATCTAGTGCATCACTAATAGCAGTTGAGATCTTAATCAGCTCTGCATTGAGAGCTGCTTGGCTATACTCTGCCCCTAGTGGAGTTCTATCATACTTAGCCATATGCGAAATACCTATACTCAGTTGCTACTGTTGCTATCACTACATTGTATGTAAACCCATCTGAATCTAGGCTGATCAGGTCTGTCTGTTGTGCTGGTGATGCGGCTAGTGTCAATTCAAAGAATCCTAAGCTAGAGTGTATTCCACTCTTGTCTCCACCAGTATTGGAAGTACGATATATCCCATAGCTAACTTCATCCTCACCAGTGAAAGAGAAGGTTGAAGTGGTAGCTGCACCAGACACAACTACACCGAACATTATCAGCACTCTCGGCTGAAACCCTAATCCTGATATTGATACAACACCTGATGAGTTAGCTAAGAAGTTCCCCACTGCTGGTGTAGATGGGGTCCATCCTGTAGCCCCTGCTGGACCAGTAGCACCCGGACCACCTGTCACCCCCTTATCGCCCCACCACCCGCTGTCATCTAATCTGATAGCAGATGCCTGAACAACAGAAGACTTAAGATCTAATACTGAATTATTATCCGCATCCACATCGTCATGCATACTATTAGCATGATCTCCAACCCTGCTGTACAAGAGCTGGATAGCCCCTTCTATCTTACGCAACTCAGCATCAATAGCCTGTCTATCATAAGATGTACCAACCTCTTGTAAGGCGTATCTATCCATTCACTTTCTGTCCTGTGAAATGGCATAGAGATGCATCACTAGCAGATAAGGTTAAACTCCCTGTACTTCCTGCTCTCCTCTCTACTACGATATACGCCCTCTGTCCTTCTTGTAATCTATAGTGACCAGACCAAGACAGTTGCTGTGGTCCTGTCCCATTGGCTGTAAAGAGTTTCTTCACTTGTCCAAAAGAAACATCACTGGATGAACGTAAGTCCAACATTACCCAGAAATGGTCCCCACTTACTGTAGGGACAGCAGTAGCATTAAACTCAAAATGATATACACCCTTAACTGGTGCTGTGAATCTACCAGAAGCTAGTGTAAAGGATTCGCCATCATTAGCCCCATAGTCCCACTCTGTTACTGCCCCTTTAGTTTGAAAGACTATATCTACTGGAGATGCAGTAATTACTTGTCCAGAGTTNGTTGTAACTCTGAAACTACCAACCTCCTCTATCCCCTTACTAAGTATTCTATCCTTACCGTTACCACCAGTACCATGTTGCCTTACATAGAAGGATCGAACATTAGCATGGTCTATGTTGAATGTCGTGGGGAGGTATGGTGCTACGACATTCCCATCATCAGCATGGAAGTTCTCAATACTATTACCTCTGCTGATATTGAATTTAACTTGCTCTCGTCCAGTGTGATTGCCAAATGAATCAATAGCTGCTGTGTAGAACCTATTGCTGTACACATCGACTGTTGAAGCTAATCTTCCAAATTCTATACCAATACCGTTATTGGCTGAGAGTTGACACCTATGTATTCCACTAAATGTGTTGTTATCCACCCTCTCAGTCAAGTCCCATCCCCTTACTGCACAGTTCTGGAATACAAGATTCCTAAATTCACACAGAGTCAAGTAGTGGAGAGTAGCTGTCGCACCAGTAGTGCTACCTCTAAGGTATAACCCAGTACCACAAGTTCCATTGTGATTAAGACCATCTATGAACACCCCTGCTGTGTTCTGGCTACCTGTTGGCCCTAAGCTCCCTTCACTATTAGCTTGAATACTAATTAGCGTAGATGTAGTGGAACTACTCTTGATGGCTGGTAGCGACACATACGATGAGTGATAAGAGAAGAAATCTATCAACCCACCAACACCACAATCAGCAGCAATATCAATCAAGTGTGCATAGAAAGGGACTTCTGTAATAAGTGAGATGAATATAGATTCACCAGCAATACCATTGAATAAGAAACTACCACCAGTACACTTAATCCCTACATATGGCTTCATAACGATAGAGTTACAAGCATATGTCCCTTCTGGGAACTCTAGCAGTATTGGTGCTGTAGCCCCTGCTGATAGTGTCGCTATAGCAGCATTAATGGTAGCAGAGTCATCTGATATCCCATCAGCATTAGGATTAAAATCCATAATACTCTTAGTCTCATTCAAGACTGATGCTAGTGTCCTCTGTACTCCCCCTACCTCAGGGGAGGTGTAATTAATCAATGTAGAAGCAAATGGGCCAGTAGGGACAGTAACGCCAGCATCATTAAGCTGCTGTAAGGTGACTGGCTCTTGTAATGCGACAGCATCCTTAAGATTGAGGATACGCTTATTCCCCATATCCAAATCAGCTTCCATAGCATTAGGTGTAGCCCCTTTACGGTCTAGCTGATCATTAATAGCAGATTCTATCTTAGTATTCTCAGAATCAATCTTATTACGATTGAATCCACTACCAATATCTGTCTGGATGTACTTTGTCATTTATCTCTTCTTTTTCTTTAGATTTTTATCTATTGCAGCGTTGATACCACGAGTGATCACCCTATTGGCTATTGCTTTCTTAGAAGCAGATTTAAAAGCCTTATCTGCTGCCTTGAACCCAGCAGCAAGACCAGCGGCAGCATCTTTCCTACGTTGCTGCCTCTTTATCTCAGACTTAGATGATCCTGATGGTCCCTTTGCCCTACTTCTCTTATTTGCCATACTTTTCTCCAAATAAATGGGACTTACGCTAATAGCTGCCCAATCGAGGGATACTGCTCCCTCTGCTGATAAGACTCGTATGCATCAGCTACATNCTGCCTGATATCCCCCAGGCGGGGCAGTATAGAGACGGGGTGTAGCTAGTGCAGGGAGGGGTAATACATATATACCGACTTATGTCGCTACACTACATATTATGACACCACCTACACCCCTATTTTGTTCTCTTTTGATCTACCATCACAATATGGCGAATCTGTCCCAAACCCACATTTGTAATAATAAGTATACTTTTCAAATACTTAACCCTATTGTAAAAAATATTAGGGGGCCTTGCACTATTATGTCTCTCTAATCCAACCCCCCTACCCCTCTTAATATTAAATAATGCTAATGTAGTGAAAAGTTTATTAGTGATACCTTACATATTCAACCGCTCTCTCACTCCTCATTATCACTAATCTCTACTGGTATCTCTAAATAGTAATGATTCTCATTAGTATAAGTACCACTTTCAGAGCGATAGTGTTCAAATAATCTTGGCACAATAGTTGCTTGCTATCCCAGATATCCATCAATAATGACACTTGGCATGGGTCTTGCTTAAGCCTGTGAGAGCCACAGAGGGCCAGTAGGGGGAGGGAAAATAAACCCCATGCCGTACTACCTAAATCCTAAATCCCTCTCAGATCGGCTCTGTGTCCCTCTCACGAGGTCTAGCAAATGTCCGATTCCGTCTAGTTTTCTACTTGGCATGATACTTGCTAGTGCTAATCTCCACTATCTCTTCACTATCTCTTCACTATCTATCCATATTAATAGTCCAGTATTGGCTCCGTTCGACGGTGCCCTATGGATCGAGGCGCGTACAAAATATCGAGGAATACCATGAGGGTCTGCGGATTGGACCTAGTGCATGGGAAGGGATTAGCTAAGGATAGCCAATCTGATCAAGGGCCGATGTCCAACTGGTCTCACCGATTCCCTACTCATGCCAGAGTAAGCAGTGCAAGTGCTTGCAAGAGACTAGGTTTTTATGTGGGGCAATCTGGGCTGGCGGAAAGATAACCAAGATGCCGCTTCTAAGAGAAAGAATCAAGCCCATCCTCTCGGTAAGGGTGC